TATTGTGGGGGAAAAATTTAAGGCATACGGTTTCGCTTTCACCACAGTGTTCGCAACACATATCTGCTAGATATTTATTTAGCCATACAATTCGTTGCCTATAATTTCTACGGGCAACCTTTTTTATGGTTTCTTTATACTTTTCATAATGAGTTTCCATAATATTATTTATAAGAGTCAACACATATAAAAATAGAGTTTAGGAATCGTTTTTTTATAAATATTCGTAATGAAAGAATAACTCTAATTTTTATAGAGTTGCATCATCTTCAGACGCAAGGAGTACAAATAATGGGATTTCTAGTTTCACCCGGCGTACACGTTAGAGAGATCGATCTTACAAATATCGTTCCTGCTATTCAAACCACTATTGGTGCGGTAGCGGGGCCATTTTATAAAGGTCCAGTTGGAAGTGTCACAAATATTAGTTCAGAAGCAGAATTACTATCAATTTTCGGTAAACCAAATTCAAGTAACTTTGAATATTGGTTTACAGCTGCAAACTTTTTGCAGTATTCAAATGCACTAAAAGTTGTTCGTGCTGAGTCAGCGCTTTTAAATGCTGGTTCAGAAATTGGACTTTTGATTAGAGATAACGATCACTATACAGGTTCGTATAGGGATGGACAAGGTAGTATTGGTCCTTGGGTAGCTAGAAGTGCTGGTGATTGGGGTAATTCAGTTAAAATTTCTATTTGTGCAACCGCAACAGCATATGAACAGAATATAACTGGTGCAAACCAAGTAAACGGTGAAGTTGCGTCAGGTGGAACAGTAGTTACAGTTGATGATGTCGATCTTGCAAGTAATGTAGTAAATGTTGGTGATATGGTTTCCTTCTTCACCGATAGTGGATTTGGTACATTTGCAACTGGTCATTCAGGCAAAGAATACGAAGTTGTTAGTAGAGATACCGCAGCAGATACGATTACCATTAGAGAAAAAGATAATCCAAATGGAACAGGATTGGCTGCTGTTCTCGCAACTAATTCATACATTCGCCGCCGGTGGAAATTCTATGATTTATTCGATACTCCTCCTGGCACATCTGAGTGGTCAACGCAAGAGGACAGAGGTACAGCTGATGAGATGCATATTGTTGTATACGATAGTACTGGTAAAATTTCTGGTTATGCTGAAGGTGTTGCTGGACAAAGAACTCTTGCAGCTCTTGAAATTTATTCAGCACTTTCTAAAAATCCGAATGCTAGAACAGTGCAGGGTGGTACAAACTACTATGCAGATATAATCTATATACAATCTCCTTACATTTATTGGATGGATCATTTACCAGCTGCAACAAATTGGGGTTCTGATCTAGACGCTAAGAATAATGTTATCTTGAACGCAACTGATGCAACTGGTTCTAACGAAGGTGACGCTGTTATTGACGAAACAGATGGTGATAATATAATTTTAAATACAAACGCTGGTGCATACACAGCTATTGATGCACCAACATATGATGCTCTTACAGGTGGTACAGATGATTATGCCTTAACACTTGGTGAGAAGAGACTTGCATATGACTTATTTGCAAATACAGAACTGTTAGACATAAACTTTGTTCTTGGTGGACCTTCTGCTACAGTTGATGGCACTTCTTTCGGTACTGCCGGGGATGAATTTGACACGCATGGTACAATGATAACTGATCTTGCAGAACTTAGAAAAGACTGTGTTGCGTTTATATCGCCTGCTCGTCAATCGGTTGTAAACGTTCAAAATGACAATGTTCAAACTTCAAATATTAAAGCTCAGTTTGACACTCTGCCGTCATCTTCATATGTGGTTTACGATAGTGGTTACAAATACATGTATGACAAATACAATGATGTGTATCGTTATGTTCCTCTGAATGGTGACATAGCTGGTCTTTGTGCAAACACAGATAAGGTTGCTGACCCTTGGTGGTCGCCTGGTGGTTATAATCGTGGTAATATTCGTGGTGCTATATCACTTGCATACAATCCACTGCAAGCAAACAGAGATATTTTATATCGTGCTAGGGTCAACCCTGTTGTTGACTTCCCTGGCCAAGGTGTTATTTTGTTTGGTGATAAAACTGCACTTACAAAACCAAGTGCGTTTGACAGAATTAATGTTAGACGATTGTTCTTAGTTCTAGAAAAAGCAATCGCCACTGCTGCTAAATATCAACTCTTTGAATTCAACGATGAATTCACAAGAGCACAATTTAGAAACATGGTAGAGCCTTTCTTGAGAGATGTTCAAGGACGCCGAGGTATTTTTGATTTTGAGGTGATTTGTGATGGATCAAATAATACTGGTGAAGTAATTGATAGAAACGAATTTATTGCAGATTTATATATCAAACCAGCACGATCAATCAACTTTATTACTCTTAACTTTATTGCTGTTAGAACAGGTGTTGAGTTTAGTGAAGTTATTGGTAAGTTTTAAAAAGGAGTAATTAAAAATGGTTGGAACAATTGACCAATTTAGAGCAAACTTGATCGGCGGCGGTGCGAGAGCAAACCAATTCAAGGTGGAGATTACAAACCCGCCAGGTATTGCTGCAGGATTGCCAACAGAAAATGCTGCGTTTCTATGTAAAACAACAAACTTACCTTCTATGGCCATAGGCGAAATTCCTTTGCCATTTAGAGGAAGACAAATATATATTGCTGGTGATAGAGAATTTCCAGATGCTTGGACTACTACATTTCTTAATGATACAAACTTTGCAATTAGAAACGCAATGGAAAGGTGGCAGAACGGAATCAATGATCTTGTAACAGGGACAGGTGTAGTTGTATCATCTGAATATTCAGCTGACCTTAGAGTATCACAACTTGATAGAGATGACCAAGTTCTGAAAGTTTATCTCTTCAGAAATGCATGGCCTGTCACAGTTGGTAACATTGAGTTATCTACAGAAACTACAAATGCTATTGAAGAATTTGAAGTAACTTGGAGATATCAACACTTTGAATCATCTGAAGTTACGCCAGGCCTTCAGGCGCTGGCTGGTTAAGTCAATTTATAAACCTACTAAATAAAGGAGTAGGGAGATATTATGGCAGAACTTTTTGGATTTACAATAAATCGTAAGAAGGATAAGGGTAGTGGAGATGCTTTCACTACCCCTACTCCTGATGACGGAACAGTAGATATTGCTGGTGGTGGTTTTTTCTCCTCAGTTCTTGATACCGATGGAAGAGAGAAAACCGAGCTTGATTTAATTCGTCGGTATCGTGAAATTTCACAGCAACCAGAATGTGATAGTGCGATAGAAGACATTTGTAATGAAGCAATTTCATATGATCAATTTTCACAATCTGTCGCACTTCAACTTGATAGGTTGCCATATCCAGATAAAATTAAAAGACTTATTAGAAAAGAATTTGATAAGATATTATCTCTCTTAGAATTTGATGATAAGGGACATGATATCTTTAGGCGTTGGTATGTAGATGGTAGAATTTTTTATCATAAAGTTATTGACAAGAAGAATCCAAAACAAGGAATTGTTGCATTAAGATATATTGATCCTACAAAAATTAAAAAAGTTAGGGAAGTCCAGAAAGAACCAGACCCCAAAACTAATGTTGAAATGATTAAAAAAATTGATGAGTATTACGTTTATAATGAAAAAGGTTTGTATGCCAGTGGGTATGGTGGAACAAATCAAGGAATTAAAATTGCATCTGATGCGATTGCATATTGCCCTTCTGGTGTAATTGATCAGAATGGTGGTAAAGTTTTATCATATTTAAATAAAGCTATTAAACCTGTAAATCAATTGCGTATGATTGAAGATTCACTTGTTATCTATCGGATTTCAAGAGCTCCAGAACGTAGAATTTTTTATATTGATGTTGGTAATTTACCAAAGGTTAAGGCAGAACAATATCTTAAAGACGTTATGAATCGTTATCGTAATAAGTTAGTGTATGATGCATCAACTGGTGAGATTCGTGACGATAGAAATCATATGAGTATGTTAGAAGATTTTTGGCTTCCTCGCCGTGAAGGTGGTAGAGGTACAGAAATTACAACTTTACCAGGCGGGTCTAATCTTGGTGAGATTGATGATATTACATATTTCCAACGTAAACTTTACCAATCATTAAACGTTCCTATCTCAAGACTAGAGGCAGAAAATAGTTTCAGTCTTGGTAGAACCACAGAGATTACAAGAGATGAGTTAAAGTTTACAAAGTTCATCCAGAAGCTTAGAAAGAAGTATACTAAATTATTCACTGATATTCTTAAAACACAACTCTTATTAAAGGGTATTATATCTATGGAAGATTGGGATGTCATGAAGGAACATATTCAATATGACTTCTTGAAAGATGGGCATTTCTCCGAGCTTAAAGCAGCAGAATTATTGAATGATCGTATTCAGACATTAGATAGTATTCAATCTTATATTGGAACATTCTTTAGTAAAGAATATGTTCTAAAGCATGTATTGCGTATGAACGATTCAGAAGTTCAAGAAATGCGTGATCAGATGGCTAGGGAGCTTGAAACTGATCCAATGGATGGTGGAATTGATTTGCCGGATGGTGGTGATGGTATCACAAGATATCCACAGGATGGAGCTGGAGGTATTGTTCCACCAGAAGCGATGCCTGATTATGAAGACCCAGCACAAGATGGTAAACCAGATGATTCAGAAAAATCTGATAAAGGAGATAAATAATGAGTAGAGATTT